AGCGACATAAAGTTGAACCTTAACTTTCATTTGAGAGTACCGTTGCGTAGTTGTAAAGGACGAGCTCTTTGCGCTCTGCCTGATCTGTATTATAGGACCCCACGGAGCGCATGGTGTAAGTATGTGCAAATTCTCTAACTGTCCACCCCTGGAACCGCTCCTTCACAAGGTTGCTGCTGTTATACGAAATGAGTTGAGGACCCACAAAACGGTCACAATCAACAGCAAACTTATTGTGATTGAATCCTTTGTGCATTAATCCTTTACGCCCATAGAGATTATCCTTAATGTCATAAGGAGGATCGAGATATACAAATACACCCGTATTATGTGTCAGCAGTTCTTCATATGAAAAGTTAGTAATCTTCCAATCTTTAATCATCTCACCATACTCAGGTAGTTTGTCAATTCCATTCATGGAGAAATTACTAATACTTGCTTGACCTGAAAAAGTGCTTGACTCAGTAAGTCCAGAGAAACTGCACTTATTGATAACATAAAAAGCAGCAGCACGGTATAAATCTTCTGATTCTTTATGGTTAAGTTCAATTTTCATTTGATCAAAAAGTTCTCTACCTTTATTGTAATACTCTTCAAGTTCTTTTTTATCTGCTTTTTTATCTGGCACTGATCCAAGGTCTTCTTTGTATCCTTTCAGAATCTCATATAGACCATCTACTTCATCACGAAGAATACACCAGAAAGTATAGAGAGGATTATAAAGATCATTCACCCAAATTTGAATTTTTGGATAACGTTTAGTTACTTCAATTGCCATGGAACCACCACCCAAAAACGGTTCACGAAACTCATGATAGTTTGATAAATCAGGAATGTATTGGAACAGTTTAGATACTGCTCTACTCTTCCCGCCCGGGTAGCGTAATGGAGTTTTCATGGATTTGATAGTCTGTGGCATTATATTTTAGGTATTCAAAAAAGGTCAATATTAATTTTCAATAAACTCATTATCTACACCTAATTTTAGCATATTCAAATATTTTTTCTGGGATGTTTATACCCAAAGCGTTCTCAAAACCGTAAAATCCTGGTGAGGAGTTTGCTTCGCAGACCCTATATCCATCTTCATGAAAAAGCAGATCAACACCAGCAATGTCAAGATCCAAAACTTTTGCCACTTGAATGGCGAGGAGTTCCATTTTTTCATCAACGTGATAAGCTAGTCCTTTACCTCCACTAGATATATTTGCTTTAAATGATCCATCGGTTGATTTGCGAAGCATAGCACCAACAACTCTCCCACCAATAACGATAACACGAAGATCACGTCCCTCTGAATGTTGTACATATTCTTGGACAATCATAGAGTTCTTAAAATCTAAAGCAGAAATCAATTCTGACAAGTCGTTGAATTGTTTCTTATCCTCGCACAGATATACACCAACCCCGTGTGATCCAGTAATCACCTTGACTACACAAGGAAATCCTACTTGTTTTTCAACTAAAGCACAATTACTAGGAAAGCGAGTAAGCATCGTTTTAGGGATAGGAAGTCCTGCCTGTGCCATAATCTGATTGGCATACATCTTATCTTTAGAAGCGATGATGCTATCAGAGTTAGGCAGAGTGGGAACGTTCAGTCTTTCAAACTGACGTAGGACAGACAGATTGTAATTACCAGTAGCAGACCCAGTACGAGCGAGTAAAACATCAGGTAAACTAACAATGTTATTTTGGTAGCGGATTGATTTTCTATCATCACGAGAAACAATAAGGTCAACTTCATCAGCATAAACAAGGGAAAAATTAATCCCCAATCTATCAGCTTCTTCTACAAATCTATCGCTTTCGTAAGTTTCTTTTGTCTTACGATTAGCAAGCATCCAAGTCTTCATTTGAATTCGCAACTCATCATAATTTCTGTAAGACATGCTAGCAGGTTTACTTCTTGATCGGGAACAATTGTGATGTCTCGCATATATTTTGCGATAATCAAAACTGCTTCAGGAATAGAAGTTGGTTTGAGAACATCATACAGACTGTCATAAACCTTACGCATTACCATGCTGGGGTCATTATCAAGATACTGAACTACCCAGTTTTTGACTGTAGTAAACTCCTTTTTCTTCAAAGAAGTCAACAAGGCATCAAGATTCACATCAGCAACATCAACCAGGATGACAGATGAGATAGAACCTGTAGCAGCATAGCGTTGACACTCGTTGATAAGACGGCGCCAGTCTGGATAGTAACGTTTGACAAGCTTGGCAAGCACCTTATCTTCATACTCAACACACTCGTGAGTAAGAATAGATTTCAGACGAGCGAAGAACTCACCCTGAAGTTGAACTGCTTGCTCTGATTTGATCCGAAAGTCTACAACCGTACAACGAGAGTGGAGAGGTTCAATAATCTTATTCATGAAGTTACAAGTAAAGATGAAGCGGCAATTCCCATGGAACTCCTCCACAGCGGTCCGGAGAGACAGCTGGACATCGTTGGTGGTATTGTCTGCTTCGTCAATAATTACGACCTTGTGAGACGCTCCAGAGGTCAGAGAGATGGTCGTAGCGAACTGTCGTACCCGATTGCGTACCGTGTCCAAGAACCTCCCTTCGTCCGAACCGTTAATGACGATGTAGGACGCTCCAATCTCATGACATAGAGCTTTGGCAATTGTGGTCTTTCCTACACCAGCAGTGCCAGTAAGTAGAAGGTTAGGGATCTCTTCTTGTGTGACAAATCCTTTGAATACCTCTTTGATAGTGTCAGGCAGGATACAATCTTCAACAATAGTGGGACGGTATTTCTCCACCCACAAGAAATCTTTACTCATTCCAAGTCTCTCACAATAATTTGTTTCACAATTTCAGCAGCATTTAATTCTGCTCTGACATATTCTACAGCATCCTCTGGTGTGGTGTAATCTCCACAAGTAAAAATGTCACAGACTGCTATACCATTTTCAGGCCAAGTGTGAATACTAATATGACTTTCAGAAAGGAGAGCAACAGCAGTCACACCTTGAGGAGAAAACTTATGTGAATGTAAAGCAATCAACTTTGATTTACACCACTTTGCTGCCTGAAACATAGTGTCCCTGATAAATCCTTCATCATCAAGATCTTCAGCATCACAACCTTTCAGGGTAAAAAGAATGTGTTTCATCAGGGTTCTAGAGCAATATAGTAAGTCAGGTCTGTGATTTGGTTAGTCCATTCGGAAATGAGGTGTTTAGAGATCTTAACAGTATAGTCACCAAGAAGCAGACGGATGTTCTCAATCTTAACATCAAGTGAATAACTGCCAGTAGCGCAACCAGAAATGGATTGCTCGTAAGTATTGCTGGTATCATTCTCTTTATCACGGAGGATTAATTTGATAGTATTTTCATCTTCAACAGATTGAAAAGTAAGATCGGGAAGACTATAAACAGCAGAAGCTTTCTGAAGGTACATCAGTTCATCACAAGTAATATTGAACTGAATGTCAGCACCAGGAAACTTGACATTCTTTTCAGGAGCAGACTTTAGCGTGATTTCAGGATCAGAAAAGTAATACTTGGCAGAACGACCACCACCCCTGATACTAACATAATCGTTGTTAGAAAATTCAAGTTGAGGATCGTTAAACAAAGTGATGCCAGAAAGAAACTGACCGAGATCGTAAATAGCAAAGTCCACTGGAAACACTTCTTCCGCCGTGTATTTCGCAAGAATGTCTTCCGCGTTGCTAATAGTACGAACTGTGCTTCCTTTTCGGAATACGATGGAGGAATTGATACTAGCGAAGTTCTTGAGAACATCTAGAGTCTTTTTAGATAGAATAACTTTACTCATTGATTGTAATTTTCACGGGTGGCATTTTTGTCGTTGAAATTCATGAGGAGCACAGCATAATGTAGAACCTTCATGATGTCAAGTCGGGCAGATCCTTTCTTGTCATACCGTGAAGCATACTTCAAAATGTTGCTACGGCAGAAAGCTTCACCATCGCCACAAGCTTCAATTAAATCCAGAGTTTGGATTTTATCATCACCAGCAGAATAATGTGATTTGTAAGTATTCATAATGTATTCACGCAGTTCCTCAAGGATTGCGTCTTCGTTATACTTTAAGTTCATTCTGTCCAAATAGTTTCAATATTATCATGATAGCATTCTTCAAGGTTATCGTCAAGGTCCCTGACAAATAACTTCAGACCCTCGCCACCAAGAATCCGAACAGTCCTGCCGTCTTTGAGGACGGCAAGACACTTTACATAACCATGAAATTCATCTGAACGATTATGGGGCATTCTCTTTTTCCTCACTAGAGTATGAGTATGGAACGTTGGTCACAACATCAGCATCAATTTTATCATACAGTTCAATAAAAGATTGCTTGGTTTCGTCATCAAAACGATTGACACAAACCTTGATCGCCTTGAGACGATCCTGCCAAATAGCATAGGCACGGATGATATGAACCAGGCGACGGGTGGAGATCACCTCATCAATACCACCATCCTTGAAAGTCTTACGGATAATATCGGCCCAGTTGGCAAGGTTCTCACAGAAACTGTTGTCAGAAACACTCAAGGAAGAAGAAATTTTCTTCAGAATAGAAGTTTCTACAGTCACGGTAGGATATTCTTGCTCAAAGGTGAGGGCAAAACGCTCAAGGAATGCTTCGTTGAGAACGTTGGTGCCGATGAAACGTCCGTCATCAGAACCCTTACCTTTGGTGTTGGCAGTAGCGATGACGTTGAAACCAGCAACAGGTTTGACAAACTTACCAATCTTCTTCAAAAAGATGCCTTTGCCTTCAAGCACAGACTGGAGACAAAGAATCTTGTTAGAGGCAAGGTCAACCTCATCAAGGAGCAGGACAGCACCACGTTCCAGAGATTCAATCACAGGACCGTTGTGCCAAACAGTCTCACCATTCACAAGACGGAAACCACCAATCAAGTCATCTTCATCAGTTTCAATCGTAATATTTATACGGATCAGTTCACGATTCAATTGAGCACAAGCTTGTTCCACAGAGAAAGTCTTACCATTACCAGACATACCCGTGATAAACACAGGATAGAAGATACCAGATTGAATAACTTTCTTTACATCATAAAAGTTCCCAAACGGGACATAATTCGCATCTTTCTCGGGAATAAGGTTCTGTTCTTCCCGAACAGTAACAGGAACAGCAGAAGCAGCAGCAGGAATTTGATAGGTATGCTCTAAACGTTCTTGAACGGTCAGGTTCCAAGTGCCACGACGAACATAAAAATCACGCAGATGCTTGGTGGCAGTAGCATAGGTAATATCAAAAATACCACAGGCATCCTGAACCTGAGAGGCGTTGATATCGTTGCCGTAATTCTTAGAGAGATAAGAAGTTAGTTGTTCGGTAGTAACGTCGGACTTGCGGGGCATGGAAGTCATTTTGTTGATGAACTTATTATAGGACAGGAGGTCTGGTTTGGCGTCAGACCCAGGACGGTTTTCGAACTGGCATACGCAGGTAGTTGGATGCCACCCATGGTTTAGAAGCAATATACATTTTGTAAGCATCAAACGTAGAGATGCTGGTATCAAGTTTATATTCGTCGGGCATAGCTCTGGCAAATGGTGTTACTTCATTCAGTTTTCCTTTTGGAAACAAATAATATGCTTCTAGTAAAGTGTTGTAACAAGAATGTATTTTATTATCATAACGAATGGAATATTCATCACATAAATTCATACCCCACTTGATCAACCAATAGGCATTATCAATAGTTTTTGCCGCCCATTTAGTACAGGGATGATTGCGAAAGGCACCCTTCTCTGTACGATAAGGAATACCATTTCTTTTATTGATCTTGCCATAATTGTGATACCAAGGTGATGCTACGATGGATAACATCTGGCAACACTCAAGTGGCATCTTGACAATATGTTTATCTGGTAAGCAGATTGCGCTTTCTGCTGGAAATGGATGTGTTACAAAAATATTCAAATTACATGCTCCACAAAAGAATTGAGAAGTTTTTTGTTGGTGAATTTAGAGTTCAGCATCTTCTTGAATGCCTTGGCAATCTTGCCTTTTTTCGCACCACACTCTACATCAAACTCAACGTCATCGTCAAGGGAAGAGTTAGAAATTGCATACAAAGCAGTAAACGATTTGGGGTTAGGAATGATGGCAGACTTTTCTTTCTTCCACTGTTGCTGAACTTCAAAATACTTACTGTTGTCACCGTAAGAACATACGAAGTTGGAAAGTTGCGAACCAGGAAGAATACGGAAACCAAGCACATTTACACCAAAGTTGCGATCACGCAATTGCCGAATAAAGATGTTAGTGTTGTTCTCCAAACCGTCAAAGTTGGTATAAACATGACCAGTCTTACGGTCACGCAGACAATTGGTATTATCCAAACGGCGAGGACGAACCGCTTGTGTGTCACGGTATTCAACGTAAATTTTACGACCATAAGAAGTATAGCAAGATTCACCATCAGTCAGGATACAAACATTCACTTTCTGAAGATCATTCTGTTTCCTAAACTGGGGGATAATATAGTTCAACATCACGATGCCTTCATTCAAAGGAGTGCCAGACAAACCAAGACCGACGACAGAATGATACTG